ATATAAAAATATTTAAATTTATTAAATATTTTTCATATCCAATTTCAACAATTTCACCAATTGTAAAAGGTTTAATTTCAATTTCATCAACAAAAAAAGAACTACCTTTCAGTAGTCTTAATTCATCATCTATTTTAATATCCATAAAAATTACCTCACTGAAAATCAATAAATTTATAACTAATCACACAACCAAAATAATCATCGTTTACCTTAAAATCACCCCCTGAATAAAGTTCTAAACTGAAATCACCAATATTTTTTTTTTTATTGTACATAGTATCGACTTGATCAAGTATGTAATCGTAACGAAGACCATAATCTGTTTTAATTAATGAAGTATGAGAAAAAATATAAATATTTAATAAACCAGATTTAAATGAATTATTAATATACTTATAATTACCAAATGACATTGTTATATAACTTAATGGTGTATCTTGAATATCTATAGAATATTGATAGGGAAATATTTGCGAATGTATTAAACTAGCAGGATTAAAATCATTTGGTAAATTATGATTTAAGAAATCTTTAGGATTAATTACTAATGCTTTAAGTAAATTTTCATTCGTAATTAATTTATAAATAATATTATTTTTATATTCTGTTAACTTTTCAAATTGTCCAATAAAATATCACCTCAACGATTAAAACAAATTTTTCAATTTAATATCCTTCAAAACAATCTCACTTTCATCACTATTATCTACTGCATTTAATGTTATCATATATCCACTCTTCAATGCTTTCACACTACAATGATTTCCATCAATAACTGACAATTGATAACTTGAACTATCACCTACAACATTAAAAGTAAAATTCTGTTCCATTAAAATACCATTATTATATTTTTTAACAGTATATTGTTTTGTTTGTGTTACAATAATCTCAGTATCAGGCAAACTTGTGGATATAAGAGTATAAGTAAAGTTATTAACTACATCTTCAATAATCTCTACATTAATACTATCACTCACATTTATATCATCTGATTTTTGAACAGTAATTGTAACAGTACCTATTGTTAAAATACTCACAACACCATCTTCATCAATAGTGGCAATACTTTCATTACTTGAAGAATAAATTAAATTAGGTGAATCTACAATCTCTCCATTATCAGTTAATTGAGCATTAATTGTAAGTGATTGAGATTGTGCAATTTGTAGATTATCATTATTAAGGATGGTAAGTACATATGTATGTTCTTCCTGTGCCTCTTGACTATACATAATCTCTAATCTAAGAATTCCAGGTTCAACTATATCATTGATATCTTTTACCTCATAATTCTGCAATCCTAGTTTATAAATCTCTCCACGTTTAATTTGCCTTGTGATTTCTGTGTTAGGTATTCTTAATACAATAGTAGTTGATGGAGTCTCTATATAAACAGTTTTATCCGTATCAAGATTCGCAGTTGAATTTACAATACAAGGAATTTGATATGAAGTGTTGTTTTTGTATAGATTGATTATATTGTTACATTTCACCATACCAGCAGTTTTATATGCTTGTATATCATCAATACTTCCTGTTACTAACCATTTATAATCATCATAATCAACAATAGAACCAGTATTAATATTAATATCCATTGTAACATGTAATTTTCTATCATATTTAGCTTGATTTAATGGATTGGTAAAATATTGAACTAATGCTCTACAAGTTACTCCATCTACAATAACATCTGCTCCTTCAGCACTATAATATCTTCTTATATCAAAATTATCTTTTACTTCATTTATTGTTTCTTCTGCTGAATAGAATTGAGTAATTGGATCTGTATTATTTAACCATTCTTGTCTTGTGTTCATAAATCACAACCTCTTATAATAAATTATATTATTAAAGAGTAGATTATAATAAGTATATCTACTCTTTAATAACTATTATTATTAATAATTAAAATGGTGCTTTTGCTAATCCTTCAATTCTCATTGCAGAAGCATCTGCTGCTGCTTTATAATATAATTTTTTAAAAGGTACAGCAATATTTGTTCTTGATTCTCCTGCTTTTAAAACCATTAAATTGTTAGCTGCGCTTGCACTGGCAATGTCAAAACTTAGCGTTACAATATTTGCACTATCGTTTACAATAAGATTAATAAATTCTATATTTAATTCTACATTTTGTTCTAATTCGTTAACTACTAAACTCCTACCAATGAAATTCGTCATAATAAATTCCTCCTTATAATATTTATTTTATTATTTTATTAAACAGTAGCAATATAATACAAATATACATTCATTGCTCCATTACCTTCGGTTACAATACTTGTAAAATCAGCATTACCAGTCACGGTAATTCTAGGAGTAGAAGCGACAGCATTAAAACATGTATCCATTGGAGCACCAGAACCAACAGTTCCAGCAGCAAAAACAGACTGTGCTACACTTGCAGAGAATTTACCTAATGTACCAGCAACACCAATTTGTATTACGGCAGATGTATCACCAGCAAATCCAGCAGAAACAATAGCTTTCCATCCAACAACAATAGCACCTGCTGGTAATTGTGAAGTAAAATCAATATAACCAGTAGTGTCAAGATTATCGGTAAAATTAGCTATAAGACATGTTTTATTAATATATGATAATTTGGGAACTGCTAATGCTAAAGTTCCATCTGCCCCTAAACTAGCATCTCCACCAACAGCAACAGATACCAAATCAGTACCATCACCAACAAGAATTTGACCAGAAGTTTTTGCATTTAATACAGTTGTACCAGCAACTCCACCTACAACAAGGGAACCCCTTGCAATTGCATCTAGTACATTTAATTCTGTTGCAGTGGAAGTTAATGCTACATCTTCATTTATTTTAGGACTAGTTAATGTTTTATTAGTCAAAGTTTGTGCAGTATCAAGCACCACAAATGTATCAGCAGCATCTACAATATTAGGTATAGTTACTATAGGGTTAGCATGAGTTTGATTAGCAGATGTTATAATTACCCCTGCATCAGTATCGTCTATTTTTGCATCTGTTAATACTATTCCATCTATCTTTTTATTTGCGTCAAGAACTACTGCTTTACTGGCTTCTGCTGTCCCAAGGGTAACTTCTTCGTATGCAGATGCTAATGGTGTTTTGAATTGAAAATCACTATATCCCAATTTACTTTCCTCCTTTTATCTTAATTTTATTTAAAATTATATTACATTTACATGATTTCTTTTTCCATATAAGGTATCCTACGAATAAAATTACTTATATCAAGAATTTCACTCCTTAATTCTGGATAATCATGTAAAGATATATTAAATTCTTTTTCAATCATGTGCATTATGTGATTAATTTTTAAGTATTCTTTATTACATAAATCATTTAAACTCATTTCACAACTTGGTGTTTTAATAAGAATTTGTTTATTGTGATTATATTTATTTTTATTATTTATCATACTATCACCAACTTAATTAGAATAAGAATAAAATTCTTGTCTGAATGCATCAATTTCTTCTTGAAGATTTTTAATAGATTCATTTAAAACTTTATATTCTGCAACTTTATCAACAAGTTTATTAAAATCTTTTGTTCCTAAATAGGTTTTAGTATAATCTAATTCTGATTTTCTTTGTCTTTTTTCTTCTAACAACATATTTAATGCAATTAATTCAATTTCATCTTGACCTAATATTTCAATAAATTCACCATCATAATTTTCATCAACAATATAAATTAAACTATGTGATATTGTTTTATGACATTTACTTACACCTGTTTTAAAAAATTGAAATACTTGATCTTCTTTATATGAATAATCTTTACCTGATTTAATAAAGAATGCATCATAAATTTCTGAGAGGGGAGTACCAGCCATATTTATTCACTCCCTTTAATCATCATTTTTGAATGGTAAATTTGTATATTCGGTTAAAAACTGAATTTTATCATAATCATTTATCTTATTTTTTTTAGCATAATTAACTATTTTTGATTTTTCTTGATTAGTAATGATATTTTCAGTTACGTGTTTTTTGAATGTACTAAATGTTTTGTAATCAAAAATTTCTTTACATTTTTCATCAGTTAGGATTAATTGAGTACGTTTTTCTTCTTTATTGTCAAAACCAAGATGTTCTCTCATCTCTGGATTCTCAATATAGCAACGAGCGTGTGAGCCTATCCCATCATTTCCAGAGAGAAATAGATTTTTATTTTGCACTTGTGTTTCAATTTCCATATTAGGAATATATACTGTTTGGTTAGCTTTGATGAATTCATCACCTTCCATAGAATATCGTTCCCATGATACATTCCAATCACATAAGTTTCTAACCCTTGAACGACTGTTCATATCTATTGCCATAATTTATTTTTCCCTCCATATAACCTTTATTATTTTGTTGTTTTTGATTTGTTTTGCTGTTTAATTTATAATACATAAACGCAAATAAAAAAGAAGCATATTAGATTGCTTCTTTTAAGTCTGTTAATTTAATTTTTCTTAATTCTCCATAATCAAAATCAAATTCTCCCTGTGAATTAATTATTTTATTATTGTCAATGTCAAATTTTATGTAGTGGTGATTTTGATTTAAATATGTACGTGCGTAAGATATCATTTCTATTAGTTTTGTGTCTGATGGGAGATTGTCATTACGTGAAATAATATTTATACTCTTCCAGTTAGAACGATACAATGAATACCATCTATTTCTTTGTTTTTTATCAAATGCATCTTGTGTTAAACCACCTAATTTAATTGATAACCAATGTCCTCCAAAATCACATTCAATATATAATTTTTCTTCTGGAAAAGCAATATCTAAAGAAGCATTATAATATGGGTAATTTATTTCTCCACCAATTAACTGATGAACATAAATTTGCTGTTTAGAACGTGGTGCAGTACCATTTTTAAATAAAGTTTCTCTTACTTTAGCAGAAATTTCCTTATTTTTCATGGGATTATCTACTCCATATATTGCTAAACACATTAATTTTGTATATATTTTCGTACAATCATCACATTGTTTTTTATTACTATATATGAAAGTATTATATGTCGTAGTAAATTTGTTTCCACATCTACATTCAATAAGAATATTTTCATTTGTTCTAATATAATCAATTTCACTAGTTAATAATTTACAACCATTACCATTATCACCTTCGATAATTGCTTTTATATCACAATATGGTGTTTTAAGTTTTTCTGAAAGTAATTTCATAGCACATACTTCACATTGCCTTTTGCCACTTGAAAAATTATCATATGTTGTAGTAAATACATTACCACATTTACATTCGATGTCTAAGTTGCTTTTTGCGTCTATATATTTTTTACTTATTAACTTACAATTACTTTCACTTTCAACTTCTATAAAATATTTTACTATTTCATATGGTTTTCTTAACTTATCACCTGTATTTTTATACCCACATTCTTTACATTGTCTTTGATTATCTGATTTAAAGCTATTAAAGCAAACATAAAAATCATTTCCACATTTACATTTTAATTTTAAATTTTCGTGTGCATTTAAATACTCTTTGCTTAATAATTCACATCCACTTTCTGATTCAATTTCAATAAAATATTTAACTTCTTCATAAGATAGTGTTTTAATTTCTCTCATTGATTTTTTATAGCATTCAGAACATCTTCTTACATTTCTTTTATTGAAATTGTCAAAACTAACATTAAAATGATTTCCACACTTACATTTTACTTCAAGTTTATCAAATATTCCAGTATATTCATTACTAATTAATTCACAACCAGAATTACTTTCAACTTCAATATAGTTTTTAACATATTCATATGATAATAATCTTTTATTTCTTGTAATTAATTTACCGCAAGTATTACATTGTTTTTTATTCCTACTTTTAAATTTATCAAAGTCTGTTTCAAATATATTTCCATTTGTACATCCACATTGAATTTTTATTTTTACTTTTACATTGCTTTTATTTTGTTTAAATTTCTCAATTTCAAATTCTTCTTGTGTAGTAATTAATTTGCAACCATTACCAGTATTTTCGTTATTTATATACTCTTTAATTGTGCTATATGTAGTCATATAATTCCTCCTATAGAATTTAGTATTCCTAAAATTATTAATATAAGAAGGAGGTCTAGGAAAACCTCCTTATCAATATTAATCAAGCATCGATTCAAGATTAATATCTATCTTAATATGTATTATACAATTATATTAACAATCTGTCAAGAATTATTTTATAATTTATTCTGCTAAGGCATCATCATATATATATCCCATTGCAGGAATCATTTCAATTAATACCTTATTTCCGTAACTAATGTCGAATCTTGTCACTTCTGCACGTAAATTAATATCTGTTGCGGTCATAGTCTGCAATGTCCCTTGTATACCGATCTGAAGGGGGGAAACAAAACCTTGTGGTAAAAACCACAAATCAGTTGTAGGCAATTGAGGGGCATAGAAATCACCAGCGGTATTAAGATCGATCATATTATAACTATTAGGCATTTCTACAACAACACTACCTTTATAATTTTTAATAAGACCAGTTTTCATTACTTCTTCCATTACATACTCAGGGAATCTAAATTCTGTACCTGCTGACACTACGTTGAAAGTAGTTAATTCACCAAGTTTACTAACAGCACTATAATCACCCATAATAGTAACAGAAGTACCAAAACGCCTAGCTTTTTTTCTTACATTTTCAACATTCGTCTTAGTAATTCCCTCAGCATAATTCTTTAAAGTAGTAGCAGCAGTAATAGCACTTCTTAAAGCATTAATATGAGATAGTACCATTTGATTAATAATATCTGTCATTACTTGTTCATTGGCGTAGGCCATCGTATTAGTATCCCCAGACAATAATTCTCTAGGATCAATAATCAAACCACCAGTAGCATTTTGAACTGTCATAGTACCAGTTCTTTTCTTAACGGTAGGGAATACAAACGAACCAGAATTTGCCTGAATTCTTGACTTATCTCCTTGTAACTGGACTACGGAGAACCTCAATTCCTCATTTTCTTTTACGCGTGTTACTTGGCCCATAGCATTATTAATAGATAATCTCTTCTCTAAAGGTTGTTGAATAGTAATAGTGCGAATAGCATTTAATTCAGCTTTAGCCTTAGTATTACCATCTTCAGCCATTCCTGCTAAAGTTTTAATCTTGTCCATCACTGTATCAACTTTTTTACCATATTTACTAGTATCCTTACCATAAAGTACATTAGTAAAAATTTCAATATCTTCACTAGGACGATTATTTGTCATTGCATTTGACAACTTATTTTTTACAATTTTATTAATTTCAATTTGTTCTGCATTCTCACTTAAATTCTTAAAATCAATTCCTGAATTCATATTTAATACCTCCTATTTTATTTTAATTATTTTAATACTCTAATAAAACCAATCTTACAAATCGTTTGCCATAACTTCCACAACATAACCACCAGGAACAACTCCACCACCTGCATCAATAGTAAATGAACCAAAAGTAGTTTTCTTAATCACTTTAAGATAAATTGCATATGTAGAAGGATCAGCAGTTTTAGTCCATTTTTGAGTATTAGTAGTATCAGCTACAGACCTACCAATAATAAAATCACCTACAGCAACATTAGCAAATGTATCAGTAACTAAATCAGCAGACATATCTAATTGTTGACCTACTAAATCTTTAAGTCTAAATGCACGAATATACTCACCTGCAACTACCTTATATTCATCAGTATTGATAATTTCAGGTTTATCAATGATATTAAACATTACATAAATATCACCAAGTTTTGCTGTTGCTAAATCTGGAACAATTACCTGAGTGTCAGAAACTACATTAAACTGATAACCGTTATATGTATCTGCAATTGCTAATACATTAGGTTTATTAGGAACCTTTAGAAAATTAGAATCATGAAACTTGAATAAACTCATATTTATTACCTCCTATTATTTTTATATTTTAAATTATATATTTACTTTCTTCAAACTTAGTTAAAGAAAGAAGGGATGCTTCCTGGAATTCTTTTAATATCTTTTTCTTTAATTGAAATAAACATATCATTCTTAGTATTAACTTCTACAGATGCATCTTTAGCAATCATTTCTTTAAATTTCTTTGCACATAATTCTGCTTCTGCTTTCTTTAATCCATCTAAATCAACAGATTCTACAAAAGATTTGAGTGAATTAATTTCTGCTTCTTCAAAACCATTTTTAGTAATTTCAGTTTCAAAATAAGCATTAACTTCTGCAATTTTTGCTTCTGATTCCAATTTTGTTTTCTCTTCTCTAAAAGAATTAACTTCTACAATAAGAGATTCTTTTTCAGTTTTCTCAGATTCAAGTAGTTTATTAACCTCTACAATAGTAGTATTTAATTCAATTATTTTACTATCTAATTCTTGAGATTTTTCTGATAGAGTGTTAATTTCTACTGCTTTTTCTTCCAAAGATTTAGTTAAAGTGTTAATTTCTAAATCTTTCACCTCTAAAGATTTGGTTAATGAATTAATCTCATTAATTTTATCTTCGATTTTTTGGTTAAGTTCTAATACAATTTTTTCATCCATTTTGTTTTTGTCCTCCTTTGTTTTATTATTTAATAGATTAATTAATGAATTGTTAACTTCAACAGATTCACTGCCATCTATTGGCATCCATGATTCTTCTACTTGCATAATTTCACCAATTAAAACCTTTGAATTTTCTACGGTATATGTACTTTTGTAGTATTCTCCTACTGAGTACCAACTTTTTACCACAAATGTAGAATTAGTTGGATAAAATTTATGAATATAAAAATATCTATAATCATTTTTATTTTCATTAAATTTTCTATTAAACGCATTCTCAACTAAAGTAGCAATATCATCAATATTCAATTCATTAATTTCAATTATGTTTTTGTTTTTATTATTTTCTTCACCCAAATTATCATCCTCCTTTACTATAATATTATTTATATTTATATTTGTATTTATATCAAGGTTATCTTGTTTAGAGTTAACCTCAAAAACCTGACTATTTTTATCTGCTGGTGGGTCTATATAGAGTATGCTTAATCCACTATATCCATAGGATATCGGAACTCTATCCATTTTTAAACTTCCGTCAAGATTCTTGTTTCCATCTAAATATTCTATAATTTTACTTCCATTTTTACCATTAATCTCAATAGAACCATATATTTTATTACCTTCTTCTTTTTGTGTTTTTAAAAAGTCTACAAGAGGTTTATTACGTTGTTCATAAATGTATCCTTCTGTCATTAAAACTTTTTTTATTTCTCCATCAATTTCAATATCTTCAATAAAGGCGTTTTGAACAGATCCTACTGATTCTCCTTCAAAAATTACTTCACCGTCATCTGTGTATTTCATATTGCCATGTCCAGATGGAATACCATCTTCTTTAGAATACATCCAGTCAACAACATATGGCATACCTATACAAGTATCTATATTTTTTTGAACATATTCTTCTAACCAGCAAATTCCATTTTCATTAGCTGTTTCTAAACTTTGTTTATCAACTATTTTATGGGCAGACATACGTATTTTAACACGACCTGCCATTTTATCTTCAGGTAATTCACATATTTCAAACATGGATTTAATTTCCAAATTATCACCACCTTTATAAGTAAATTATATATTGCCAATGTAATTTAGTCCCATCTTTTAATTTACCACAAGATTTCCTTTTTCCATTACAACATTATGAAATATGACTATCTCCACAACCCATTTGCCTAGATGCTTCCATTATAGATTTAAAAATTTGATTAGTTTCTATACATTTAACTTTTTTAGATGTAGTTTCAATAGATTTTAATGTCATATTTCTTAAATTATCTAATATTTCTTTTTTAGAATTATAATTGCACCATTTTATTTTAGTTCCTTGTTTTAAATACCTTATAATAGTAGAAGAACTAACTTTTATAATTGTTGCTATTTCTTTAACACTATATTTATTACTATTCCATAAGTCACATGCAATTTTTACAAAATATTCATACAGAATTCATGACATTTCAACCAATCTATATTATTTAAATCAAATATATTATTTAATTTACTATGTAAAATATTATTTTTTATATATTCTAAATCTGATATTAAACAATCTATTCTTATAACTTCAATTCCATATTCTTTTGCTTTCAAATCTTTATAATTATCTATATTTTTTGTTTCTTCTGCTGTTTTACCATTTAAATTATTTTTATTTCCATGACCTAACCCACCATCCATTTCAAGAATATATTCTTTCCCATTTACTTTAAAATAAAAATCATATCTCTTTGGTTTAATCCAATCTGGTGAAAATTCATATTCAAAATTTAATTTTAATTGTTCTAATAAATTAAATGCAAATTTATTAGGGTATGATATTCCATCACTACATTTATTACAAGATAATCCATGTGTTCTAACATTAGTTATACTTTTATTTTTTAATATAGTTCCACAATTAGGGCATTTAAAATTTACTTTTTTATTACTACCATGAAAATATTTATATCCATCTTCAGGATTAGCTAAATTATTAGCTAATTCAGGATTAGTTGTCCACATATCATTAAATCCAATCAGTATTTTTTGATTAGCACAATAAGGGCAACCATAATTTCTTAATAAATTTTGAGCCATTGGTTCCCATTCACCAGTGCAATTTATACATCTCACTTTTATATTATCTTTATATTTAACATACTTACCAATAACTTCGATATTAGGATTTATATTTTTTAATTCTTTAACAAATTCTTCATGCGTTTTCTTTTTACTCATTATTTTATCATTCCTTTCAAATGAATATCTTTCTGTTCCTTCCTTTACTTAAAATTAAACAATAAAAGAAGACGAGCGAAAGGAACTCGTCTTATCATTAAGGTTAATTACTCCTTAACTATCTTTTATAAAATAATAAATTTTATAATAATTATTCATTAGTCTTATCTTTTAACTCTATAAGAGAAAACTTTGTCTTTGGAGGTAATATTAAAACACCACCGTTTTCCTCATTTATTTTTGCAAATTGATTTTCTATATATGTCTTTAAATTATCTTGTTGTTCTTTATTTAATGAACAAGATCCACTTCTTTCACCTTCAGGTAAATTAAAAATTATTAAATTTCCCTTATAATTATATTTAAAAACTTCTTCCATATTAAAATACCTCCATTACCTATTATTATAATAATATTAATCTGTACTTTGCTTTTTCTGTTTATTACTCCCTAAATTACGCTGAATTTGACCTCCTGGTTTTAAATCTTTAGTTTTTTTTAATGGTGCTCCACCTTTATCATTTATATCTCCACCATTTGAATTGAATGATGTAGCATGTACAGGATATTTATTCTCAAAATCTTCATCTAATTCTTCATCCATTAAACTTAAATAATCATCAACATCAACACCCAAAGTAGATATCCAAAATTTTAAACTACCCCTTCCTTGAGTATATAATTTTTCTGCCTTTTCAAACATATCATCCTTATTTAACCAAGAAATAGGCAAATACTTAATATCTATGTAATCTTTAGGTCTTATATTTAATAACTCATTAATAACTCTTGTATATTCTCTAGCTATTTCATTTACTGATTGAAATACTTGAGAAGATACTAAATCTAAATTTACTGCTAAATTTGCATATGAACTTCCTCCACTTGATTCCGCATTTAATGCACTACTAGCAAAACCTAAACTTGTACTTATCTTCTTCATATTTTCATCACTTAAAGTATCGACAATTAAAGAAGAGTCTTTACTTAATCTATCAATTTTTGTACCTGGAGCAAGAGACAAAGTTGAAATTTTAGCAGTATTACCGTTTGTATTAACTTTAACAGCATTTTTAAATGCTTCTATTATATTATCTTGTTGTGTTTTATTTAAACTGCAAGAACCTGCTTTTTCTCCTTCTGGGAGAATAAGGAAATATATACTACTAGCTAATTCACTAATTAGTTGATATTGACTATCATCATAATCTCCACTTAATTTCATATCTTTAAAAGCTGATAATCCTAGAGGTCTACCATATGGTTCATCCTCTTTTGCTTTAGATTTTAATGCAATTGTTTTTCTATAATCAAGAATAAACCATCTTTTACTAACATCTTTTTTATAATCCATATATGCTTTTATAAAATCTTTAGGATAGTTCTTAATTTCATTTATTAGTCCACCATATTTAAATTGATCAAAATACATCATATCAAATGTTGCAATAGATATATTATTTTGAAATCCAATTATTTTACAATAATCTAAATCTAAAGGTTGTATCATAAAATTATCATCTAATGATAATCCTTCAATTCTATCAATTGAATCTAATATTACTGCTCCGGTATCAATTTTTTTATTACTTGCTGTTGTATCTCTCAATATACCAATATATGTTCCAAAAATATATAAATTTCTCAATATATCTCTTGTTGATCTATCATGATTTAAAAGTTTTAATAATAAGTTAAATTTTTTCTTTTTTTCTTTAAATTTGTCTGTTTTATTTCTCATAGTTGTTATATGAGATAATGTTGGTATAGCAATCATATAATCCACTATATTACTATAAATTCCTTGTTCATTATATGCTTGTTCTGATATAGTCCTTAAAATTTCATTATATATCATAGGATATTTTACATACTGTTTTAAATCGCTCATAGATATATTGTCAGTATCTAATCTTCCTAATGAAAAAGAACTATAAGAAAGTGAATTTAATTCTATTTCATTAGAATTAGAGAGTGGGGGAGATGTATCAGTAAATTGAGTGTTTTGATTATTTGTTTCTATTTGTTGTTGCTGTTGAATTTGTTGCTGAATTTGTGATTGAGGATCTTCTTTTTGTTTTTTTGGCAATTAAATAAAATCCTCCTTTCTGTGTTTAATTTTTATTTATGATTTAAATTTAAGATTTAATTTATTTATTGTTTTAAATAAATATTGATTGACATTTATTCTTGACATTTATATTAATAATGTGTTATTATGAAAATGAAAATACGAAATCATAATCTGAATCTTGATTTTGTTTCAATAATTCAATTTCTAATAACGAAGCAAAAAAATTTCCGTATGAACACGATGTGTACCTGTCTTTCCTTGCAGTACCTACAGTCTCTAATTTTATATTACCATTCAAAATATGATATTCTAAATTAATAGTTTCATTTATAAGTAATTCCATTTCTAAATAAGGAGCAATAAACCAATTACTTAATTCTACATCATTACTACCTATATATTCTTTATTATTTTTTGTTAAATAAATTTCTGCTTCACTTTCATCAACAAGAAAACTACACATACTTCTTTGTAATTTATCTCTAAAATCTACTGCAACATCACTATTAAATTTAGCATCTGCCAAAACAGGATATATTACAGGTTTTGCATTTAATGATAATGTTTTTTCTTTTAATTCTTCAATTAATTTATTGCTTAATGATTTATGTTCATAAACTGTAAATGCATCATATTCAATACCTCTTTCTTCATCTTTAGTTACTTCTGCCAATCTTTCAAAAATTGTTATTCCTACATTATGTAAGTCAAGTACAATATAGTCACCTTCAAAATCATAATATATTTGCTTAATTCTAATTGATTGTAAAGCAGTATGTTCACCTTGATGAGATTCCATATAAACAAATTCTCTCTTATAACCTTTTGCAGTAGGAAGTAACCTAATGCATGTTATAATAGTATTATCATTTTTTTCGCCCTTTCGAGTTGCTACGTCAATAGATACTAATCTAATTTCACCATCTGATTTTTTAATATTATACGGATTTTTCTTTTTATCTAATAAATCATTTCTTAATGGATAAAATGATTTTTTTATAATTCTATTTTTATTAAACATCTGCAATTTAAAATATGAGTTACTATTTTCACCAAATGGAATATTTTCATACTCTTCCATAAAAGTAACTTTATCCATTGTAGACTTTTCTCTTAATATTTGTTTTCTTGTTTTAATACCATGTTTAATAGCAATAGGATAATCAAAAGCAATAAAACCTACATTATCACCACTTAACATCATTTTAATCATTGTTTTTGTTTCTTCATACCACCACATTGCTTTGTGATAAGCAGAAGAAATTAATACTTCTCTAGGTTCTTCAATTAAATGTTGATACTCAGGATTTTTTAAATAAGGAGTTTGTCTGGCATAAGCAAAAGGTTTTACAATACTGTCGTATTTATTTTTATCCATTATCCTAAATTCTTCTGCAATTGTAAATGTTGAGCGTTCGCCTCGCCCACCTTCGTTACAAGCAACTACTTTTATTGTACTACCGTTGTGGAGAGTACAAACACGATTATTATTAGTATTTGCAAAATCAGCTATTTCTCTTGCAATATTAGGATGATCAAGTCTAAATCTTGCAACTTTCCCTAATATAATTCCTGCTTGTTTTTGTGTAGACGCAACCACTACGATCTCCGAATTTGGCCAAAGTGTAGCCCTTGCTAATGCAAATAAAGCAATTAACCAAGATTTTGCTGCTGCTCTACTTGCAATACTTACAAAAGCTTCAGAAATACTCATAAAATATATCCATATTATTTGATACCAGTGGAGATCTACTTGAAAATAAAACTGGATGAACCTGTGGATATTTCTTCTAAAATATGTATTCCAGTCAATTATATTATCTCTCCATTGTTCTGTTACATCTTTTTCTTTAATCATAGACTTAGGAGCTTTAAATTGATTACTATGACCTGCATATTTACTAAAATTATTCTCATATTTTGCATATGACCTACCCACTGGCATCAACTACCTCTTCATCTTCTAAATTAACATTAATATTATCATTAATTTGAAAATCTCTATTCCCAGTAACAAAATTCTTAATAGGACGTAATATATAATTTTTAATATATGGAATAAAACCATCCATATCTTTATATTTTTCTTGTTTGTCATGCCATTCAGCAGGTCTAAATTGTTCTATATCTTTTACAAATAATCCCCATGCATCATGTGATTTTCCCGCACTTGCAACATTAGCTTTTGCAGGATCTACGCTTGCAGTTTTAAAAAGTTCTTGTAATTCTTTTACATCTTGTGATACAGTTTCTCCTTCTGCACGTTTATTTCTTATTGTTAATATTTTTATACAAATTTCTTTTAATAATGTTACTTCTGCTTGATTATCACATTTATGTGTTTTTTTCCAGTTTGATAATTCTGTTTCTAAAAATATATAATCATCAATAGAATCAAAACCTCTTCCCCAAAATAAAACTAACTCATCATCAATATCTTCTTCTACTTGATCATTAATAATATTTTCAAATTCACTATCCTTAAATCTAAATGATTCTAACTTTTCATTATTTTTACCAGTAGAACCAAGTTTACTTTTATAATATCCAAATAATTTATCTGCTTTTTTACCTTTAGACATTAAACTTTCAACATGTGATTGTGCTTGTTTTAATGCTTCTTCACTATATCTTACATCTAAATCTCTGCAAGTTAATTTTAAAGCAATATCTATGTTATTATGTATTGAATTATATGTATCAAAAATCTGGTTACAATGATCACGGCACACAGACATTAAACCATTTTTATCAATCATTGGATTAGTTGCCTCATAAAAACTAGAAGCAGGTAATGTTTTTTGACATATGCGACAATAACCTTCTCCAGATACCACTTTTTTTATTTCTTTAATTGTTTTTGCCCTTGGCATCTGGCATCAACTCCTTTTAAATAAAATAAACAATTAAACATTTAACTAACTGTTTTCCAACACATTGAAATATTTATAATTATCATCTAATAAATTATCATATTCAAAATTCTTATATTTTTTCTCAAACTCTTTAAACTGTTCTGGTGTATTCTTTCCAAATCCGTATTCTTTGTGAAAAATTGCATGTAAACTATTAATAATGCAAATTCCAGGATATTTCTTATGTTTTTCAATACATTGCGTCTTCAATATTTCTAATTCATCTTCACTATATTCAGATATTGATTGTTTTAAATTTAAATTATTCTCATTTAAAATTTCTTCTAATATTAAATCAAATCCAAATAAATGATGTATTATATCAAATCGTTGATTAGTTAAAACACATTTATAGTTACAATTCTTCATAGATTCTTTTTTCCAATCAACAATACAATTTCTTAAATATTCATATAAAGATGATCTTCCACCTTTCCAATTATGATTATTTTCTCCTGAATTATTCTCAATAGCACATATAGAACATCCACTACCACTTACTAAATTATTATATGAAATTTCTTGAATAATATTTTTATGTAATGGACATATATATTTCAATTTAGAATTATTATTTATATAATCTTCTTTAGTAGATATAAGAATATACTTTCTTTTCTTAAATGCTTCTTGGACAATACTAAAATCTAATCTTTTTTGTTGACTTAATTTATCATAAGAACAATATTTACATCCTTGATTTTTATATTTAAAATTTCCATATCTAATAGACTGAATACCTTTATCTTTATGACTTGGACAAATAAATTCCATATAATCATCTGGACTATAATATTCTTTTGTTAATAAAATTAAATTTCTTTCTTCAAATTCTTTTTTAACTAAATCAATATTATTTTTACGAATACTATTTACAATTTTTTTATAAATATCTGGAAGTTTTACAGAAGATTTTACACCTTTCTTTAATAAACATAATTCAACTTGTTTATCATGTTTATGCTTTTCACAAGCATCTTTAATTATTGGTTGATTTTTATGACTATTGATGTATTTATAATATGATTTTGGTATTATTGTTTCTATTCCTTCTTCTAAACAATAATCACACAAACATTCAATTCCTATATTGCTACCTTCTAATAATTTATGAACATCTATTGTATAAACTTTTTTATATTCCCATGTTAATCCTAAACTTTCTATATATGGTTTATTATTAGACAAGCATGTTACCTCTACTTCTTTTGTTATTAACATTCCTAATCAACCTCCACGCAATTTATTTTTACTTTCAAATTTTTCTACGCATTATCCTTAAAATAAAAAATAAAAAAGAAGTTAGGTTGCGTAGAGAGGGGATCATGACTCCCCTAAAATACCTAACTTCTCTAAAATAAACATATAAAATTTATTATAATAAAATTATAATCTAATACTAAACTACCAACCTAAAAAATATCACAACCAAATCTCACATTTATACTAAATAATAAAGCACAAGAAAACTATGCTAACCAATCAAAACAAATTAGCATAGTTCAATCTACCTTATTATTAAATTTGTCCTTTCGACTACTATATAACTTCTTTGTTGGGATTCTACACCCATAAAATTCTTAATCATCATACATCAAATTCCACTACTCAACACTACCCAATAACTCCATCCACAACAATACTAAATTTATCAGTATAAAACACATCTCCATCAATAAATGTTAATTTAATCTGTGCATTATAAATATATTCTCTAGGAAAATCACCACTTTCAACTATATATTTAACCTTACCACTTGTCTTAGGTTCTAAAATATCACATTCTTTTATATATGTAACTTTATATCCTCTATATATTAATTCTGCTTTTAATACATTTGTTAAATTCATTATACTTATTTCTATTTTACCATTTATTGTTTTCTTTTCTTTAACAATAAATATTAATTCTTCTCCAACATCACCTGTTTTCATTTGCCTATATTATCACCTCAAATTCCTTATAACTCTCAATTGATACTTCAATTTCTTTAAGTAATTCAATATAAACTATAAATTCTAATTGTTTGACAGATATATCATCAGAAGAAATAATAATCCTCTTTAAATCTTCTAATACACTAATATATAATTGTATATTCCTTCTTAAATCACTACTAATACTAACTGACCTATTAACATGTCTCAACACATCAGCAAATATAATTTTACTATTTAATATACTTCTAATTGTATCTATTGATAAAATATCATTAACAATTAATTTCCTATTCAAATCACCATTAAATTGTACACTATTTAACAATATTCTCAATAAATCTACATTAACAATAGTTATATCTTGATTAGTTAATATTCTTAACAAATCTACATTTACATTATCACTAACTAATATATTTCTTAATGTATCACTATTTAGAGATATATTATTTAATACAATTCTATTTGTATCATTATTAATTATATTACTATTCAATAATATCCTAAACAAATCACTATTAATCACATCAGTATTAACTATTAATCTTTTACTATCACTATTAATAATATCATCAATAATTAATTTTCTAAGTAAATCAACATTTACAATAGTAATATCTGTTGAAGTAATAACTCTTAAAGTATCAATTAATACATTTACATTGTTATTAATATTTCTTGATAAATCACTATTAGTATTTTCTGTTATATGTATAATTCTCAATAAATCATTATTAATAGAAATAGTATTGATTATATTCCTTGATGTATCTGTGTTCAATATGTCACTATTTAATATAATCCTTAAACTATCATTGTTGATATTAATACTATTTTCTATATGTCTAATTGAATCACTATTTACTAATTCATCATTCAATACAATACGCAAAATATCATTATCAATAGAAACACTATTATTAATAATTCTAATATTATCACTATTTAAAGATATATTATTTACAATATTTCTCAAAGTATCAATATTTGTAGATATTGTATTATATAATATCCTGATATTGTCAGTGTTAATTGTATCAATTATATTTACATATCTCATAGTATCATTATTAACTATATCAGATAATACTAATTGACGATTTGTATCTACTGATATAGTTACATTAAATGTAATTTCTAATGTTCTATTAAATGGTTGTCTGTTAAATTTACTTCTATTAAACATTTATCAACTAATCCACTCCTTTCAAGGAGTTATAAAATTTTATCTAATACTATAGATGCAATATCTCTATGTCCATACACATTAGGATGAACACTATCATAATAATATCCTAATGATGTTGCGATAGCAGAACTACCATATAAACTATAAATATCTAAATATGAACAACTTTTTGCAGTTGCTACTTCTTGACAAGCCGTTACATATTCACTTTGTAGATATGTTCCTGATTGAGTTGATATACCTATAGTTGTTATTAATACATCACCTATTGTTAATGCTTTATCAACTAATGTTTCAAGATTTGTTTTATATGTTGCTGGATCTATATTTTGAGAATAGTCATTTGCAATTAAACTAATAATAGTTAGAGTTGGTGGTAAAATATTAAATACAGCAACATCTGCTAATGCACTTCCAACATAATTACCTATTATTGCAGCAACTTTACCCATCATATTAACTCTTATGCCTTTATTCCCTTTTATTGGGTATGCACCAATAAGTCTTACTTTATGTGCTGTATTAGAATCTGTATTTTTAATAACTACTGTATGATCCCCATCAGATAGTCCATCTATTGCAAATTCAGCACAACCTACAGTTGTTGCATTGTATGAATTGAAATCTACAGGAGTTCCACCATCTACAGTGGCACTAAATGTAGAACCAGCCGCACCAGTTACAGCAAGTATTCTTAATCCTGTACCATTAAATGAAAAAGTTGCAGTATCATTTTGTGTAAAGGTGTATTTATGAGTTTTTGCTATTCCAAGATTAGCAGTATCAGTAGTCCAATCTCCAGTAAATGACCATGCTGGATATAAGGAATCTAATTGATAAACTGGTGAAATTCCTATTCCAACATCACCATATCTATTTTTTAATACATTTCTTATTATTCCAATAAAACTATTTGCAATTATAGTATTTAAAGAATTTCCTGCAACCTTACCTTCCGTAATAGAATCCCCTATAAAATTTAGATTGTATATTGCTTCTTCTCCTGCTAATAATCTTGCTAATGCAAATCTCCATTTTCTTAATGTTATATCAGTATTTATATTTTTTGAAAAATAAACATCTGTCTGTAATTCTGTTAGATCATTAATTTTAGATGTTAAAACAGAATAATCTTGATTTAAATTTAATTCTTCATTATAGCTTCTTGGCATAAATAATAAATCTACATCTCCTGCACATACTTGTACTTGAGATATATCAATATAACCTGCACCTACAAAATCTTCTGAAGTTGTTGAATTACATCTTGTTTGTATTGATGAACCCCATTGATACATAAAACCTATAATTAAATTATCATCATTGTTTGTTCCAAATGTTTTTCCACTTAAAGTATTTGTTGTGAATGTAAATGTATATTTAGTCAAAGTAGATGTTAAAGTAAAATTAGTCCCATTTAATGTCTCAATTGCCGATGGACTACCTAAAGTGCCATATAATTGTTGTAAATATATCCCTATTCTTTTATTTGCAATATTTGATTTTGCCCAAAAAGATACTGTAACCTTTTTATCTAACCCGCACAAACATCTAACACCATTAATTATTTTTTGACGAACATAATAATAAGAATTAGATCCAAAAGAAGTTCCAGATCCATCAACATCTACTCTATAACTATAAACAGATCCTGGTAAGCTTCCTGAAGACAAAATAGATTGACTATGTTCTATTGTAGGGAGAAGACCTCCGTCTGCATTAATAGATAATTCCCATTTTTCTGCCAATATAGAACTTGATAAAGGATTAATAAAAACAATTCCATTTAACCATAATTCAAAATTTCCATTAATTACTGCTTGACGAGACATTGAAATGCTATGATATTCTGAATTTATATGATTTATATAATTATCATTATTCTCATCTATATTGCTAACTAAACTACTATAATCATAATTTGTAAAATTTCTACCAATACTAGTTCCACTACTCCATCCTTTTGCAATACCTTCAAATCCTCTTACACAACCTGTTAAATCATTACCAGAAATATCTGTATATGTAATTGTTTCTGTATCTTCACCTGTACCAATAGTTGCTTCATTAGGTGCAGATGGTAATTTAGAGGGATCTGTTATGGATATTGTTGTTTGTGAATTAGTTATATCGTTTGATAATTGTGTTACTGGAGAATTGACAATTCCAGGAAACATAGTTTGCATATTATGTTATCAACTCCTTACACAGCACCTATTGTACAACTAACAACTAAATCTGTCCCCTGATCATTTTGTGGAGTTTCATCACTAGTTGATTTTGCTTTGGCATAAAATATAGTATTTGTTGCATCAATAACACTAGTAATAGTTAATGGATCACCATATGCTTCAAATGTTATTCCATCTAAACTTAATGCCCATTTTGATGCAGAATCACCTGTTGGTGTAATTATTAAATCTCCTACAGTCAAATATCCAGTTTCACAACGTAATGCTAATTTTATATTGCTTGAAATCTCATTATTACTTGCATTTAAAACACAGCTTATTGGCGAAGTAGAATCTCCTTCCGACACTTGAGTTCCGTCTGTACCGCCAGATGTAATAGAAGCACCTTGATATACATGAATATATGCCATTTATTTATACCTCCTTTAATATATCAATTAAAATATCATCAATATTGTCAAAATCATAATACCAAATCTCAAGTAATTTTATATTATTATTTTTAGCATATTCTCTTTTTCGTTTATCATGTTCTAACTGTTTTAAAAAATCATCATAAGATTCATGAAATCCTTTAATGTATCTTTCATGTTGCTCACCTTGATATTCAATTAATAGGTTATATTTTGGTATAAAATAATCATATGATAATAGTCCATTGCCTAAACCTACTAAACCATCATATTTCATTTGATATATAAAATACATTTTTTGAAATTTATATTTATCTTCTAATTGATCAAATTCTTTTTGAGATATTTTAATCCAATTATTATTTATTAATACTTCATCTATTTTCTTTTCACCTTTAGATTTACAACATTCTGAACAACCATTACCACTATTTCTACTTCTAATTTGAGCATACCAACTATAATTACATTCTTTACATTTCCACCAAGCATATCTTGCACTACCGCAAGTCACATCCCAAGGTGTTAAATCACCATTTAATGTTGGATGCCATTCAGATACAAGTTTAGGATTTTTATTTGCTAGGCAATTAGATAATCCTACTTGCTTACCTGCACAATAAGGACAACAATTACCATTTAAAATATCTTTCCACGGTGCTTCAAATTCTTCTTCACAACCATCTTTTAAACATTTCCATTTAAGATTTTTATTATTACCATTATATGTATCACTTAATAATTCAAATGATTTATTATTTAATTTGCACCAATTAATTATATTTTTTACTGTAAAAATATTATGCTTGTCATATATTCTAGGCATAAATCCTCTTTTTATAGTAGACTGTAATTGAGAAATAGTTATTGAATAATAATAATTATTACTATCTTTAAAAATTAATTTTTCATCACTGTCTTTATAATTTTCATTTAATAATTCTAAATCAATATTATTAATTTTTAAATATAGTTTGATATTTTGTATAGTGTATGGATTTGATTTATAAAATTTTGATTTCGTACAAAATTTATCTAAAGATAAAAAAGAATCATAAGTCATGTAATATAGAAAACCTTCTATATCTTCTAATATTAATTTTTCTTTGCAATTAATATATTTTTTACTAACTAATTTAATATTAAGTTTACTAAGATTGTATTTGACTTCATCATATTTATATATATTTAATCACACTCCAGTTCTAAATTTTCAAAACACCACAATACAAACATAAACTCCAGTATTTATTAAAATAAAATAAAAAAAGGATGTATCCTGGAGTAAAATACATCCTTTTAATTAGGAGTAGCTAATTCCTAATAATTTTAATTTTTTATTTCATTAATTTACAAAATAATTATTAGTTAATTAATTTTGTAAATATAAAAAGACACTAATTTTTAGTTAATGTCCTTATAACTTACAAAATTATATCATTATTCTAATATTAAATATACATTAAAATTTATTATATTATTCTTTTAATACTTCATCCATCAATTCTCTCATAAAGCAACAATGGTCATTCCATCCAATACTTTTCCCAATAGAATATAACCAAAAAAGTGCATCTCTCAATTCATAACCACAAGTACATTGAATATTTTCAATTTTATTAGCAACCATTTCAATAAGTTTAATTTCTTCAATTTTTTCGTCAGTTAATTCACAACATCCACATGTACCATCACAATTACAATCTTCAATCATACAATCCTCATTCTCACATTCAAATTTATCTTCATCATAATCTGGAATGAAAATATCCGCAAATTCATCTAAAATTTCCTTGATGCATTCAGGGCATCCTCCAGTATCTTGAATTCTTTTTGTAAAAATTCCTAACAACTCACCATAATCAAATTCTTCTACTTTACATCCTTCACATTCTTCACAATCTTCATTTTCACAATCATTATTGCAACTTTCATATTTCTTTTTATCTTTGTATTTACATTCATCACATTCACAAACTTCATCTTCATCATCGTATTCATAAGGATTATCTTCTACTTTTTCTTTTACTAATTCTTTCTCTTTATATTCTAATTTATCCTTATATTTTAATTTCTTATCCTCAATATCCTTTTCTCTTTCTAAATAAAAATAATATTCATCACAATCTACTGAATTTCCATTGATATAGAATTCTTCTAAAAATTTACCAGACTTAGAATCATAGATTGCTTTTGCTTCAAATAAATTCATGGTTAAATTTCTCCTTTAAATTTAAAATTTATTATATTGATAATTTAAATTATATTATTAATCTAATAATTACAACATTTCCTTTTTCTTTAATATTGTTGCATTTTTAGAACTCTCAATACTAGCATTAGCATTTATATTAGTTATTTTTACACTATGATCAACATTCATTTTATTTAAAATTAACGTAATTGAATCATCCATTGAAATACCTGAATTAATCAATCCTGTATACATTCCAGAATAATATGAAGAATCTTTTAACCCTCTTTTAAATTCATCTGAATCTAATTGAATGTTAGTATCTTCTACTAAATTATCTGTAGAGATCTCTAATGGTTCAAAGAATAAAATTACTTCTGATGTTGAAGATAGTAGGGGAGTGGCTAATTCAGATTCTTGTTCTTGTGTTTGAGATATTGTTTTTGTTTTATCGTTCATGTTTTAAATTCTCCTTAAATTAAATAATCAACTACTTTTAAGTTGTCTTGACATGCTTCACTTCCCCAAAAGTACCAATCATATTTTAATTTCTTAATATCTTCTAATCTTTCTTCAGTTATATTTGTATTATATGTTACTATTTCTTTTAACTTTTTCCACATTGTATTAGTTTCTTCTATATCATCAATCATTTCTTGATGTTTACCAAATGTACCTGATATAATGCTATGAACCATAATTCTAGAATCAGATAATGCTCTACGTTCAGAACCACTTATGAGAATCCAAAATCCTCCAGAAAATGCTGTAGTATGTACAGTTGTGATAATATTATAACCATCATTTTCAATCATACTTCTTATTTTAGAGCATAACGCAATTGTTGAATACGCATCTCCACCATAACTGTCTATAACTATTTCTATTGGTTCTTTAATATTATTCTTTTTATCTAATAATCTAAGTCTATCTAACCAATACATTACTTTGAAGATGGAATCACGTTCTATCTCTTCTGAAATAAATATGCGTCTGTCTCTCATAGCAGAGTTAATACGCATTTCATCCATTATTCTATCATTTGGCATTAAAAATTCCATATTTATATTACCTTTCAATATAATATCATTAACTAATTAATTTATCATAATCTTCTTTATACATCCATTTAAAACCAAAAGCACTTTTATTTGAATAATTATTACTTAAAACTCTAAATATATTACCAGTAGTTTTACCATTTATATTTATTTCTGCTTCTCTTATACTTCCATAAATTTTTATTAATTCATTTGTATATTTATTAATTTGTACAATACTTTTACTATTTGGATGGTTAAAACCACTTGGCATTATTTGATTTTTTCTTGCATCAACCATTTTTCTTATTGTTTCTTCAGATATTATTTTACCTTTATTTCCTTTTGATATTTTATCTTTTTCTTCTTGAGTATGTTTTCTTCCTAACCAATTAGTATTACCTTTTACTCCTTCACTTACTTTTTTACGATTTTCTTCATAGTTCATTGGATTATCTTCTCCGCCTTTTGTAGAGTTATATCCATTTTTAAAAGAATCATATTTTTCAATCCAATATTTTTCTTTTTCATTTAATTCGTTAGTTGTATAAGCGTAATCTATAACTTCAATCTTAAATTTATCTTCTCCATATTTTCTAATTGCTTTGCTAATTTTAAAATTTTTATATTTACTTGTCTCAATATGTTTTAACCATCTTTTTACTATTCCAATTTGTGTCTGTCCTATATAAATTTTACCATTAATTATATTGGTAATTTTATAAATTTCTCCAATATACACTGTTACCATCTCCTTTATCTTATTTATAAATAAAAAAGATGATAGAGATACAGTCTACCATCAAAACTCCAAATAGAGATACAGTCTAAAGGAGTAAAATTATATTTAATAATTATTTTATTACTGAATGTAAAATATCAGTCAATCCTAAATCTTTATCCCAAATAAAACTTTGTGCTTTCTTTACTGCTCCAACATACCCATTCTCATAATGCCAATTATCAGTAGAAGTAGGGGAACTAATATATCTAATTATAATTCCATTTTCTTCTTTTACTACTTGTTCAGAATGAAAATGTGCGGCATGTACTTCATGATATTCTGTTCTGCCCCAAGATTCTTTTGCTTCAATAGGCATTAATTTACCGATTCTATTCTTTTTTTCTGAATCCCCATGAGTGAAACCAATGAGACATTTTCCAAATTCAATATATTTTCTTGATTGCGGTTTAATGTTAATAATTATATTATCGTTGTGTCTATACCAAGCATAAAGTTCATTAATAGCATAAAAACTTGTCATTTTATCATGGTTTGAGCCAATATAAAATGTTTCAATTGGAGCATATTGAGATAATAAATCAATACCTTCAATTAATATTTCTATTCCAACCTTATATAATTTTTGCCAACGAATATCACTATCTTGTCTCGTCCCAGCAGTTGTAGTAATATTAGTAGTATCATAGTGAAAGAAATCGTTGCTCCATACAAATAATATTTTACTAAAATTATAGTGTTTTGTACGTGTTATAATATCATTCAATATGTAAAAGAATCTTTCTTTTGCTATTTTATAATCATAGTTTTCACCTGAATCACCAATCCATGCTAATTTACCTACATGTAAATCTGCAATATTAATTTCTAACATTTTTCCATTAATATCATATTTAGTAGGAATATGAACAGGACTTTTATAATTATCACTAAAATTATTAAAATGATCTTTAATATCTTCTAAAGATATTTCATTTCTAGGTTTAACCACAATCTTACTAGAATAAAGTGTTAATATTCCATCTTGTTTATTTGCAACATTCCATATATTATTTCTACAAGATACTAACTCCCATACTAAATTAGAAAACCCATGTTTTTC